GATGCTCAGCAAAATAAAATAGGCGAGCAAATGTTTAGTAGAATCAAACAGGAAAACCCCAATTTGACTTTTAGTGAAACTCTGTCCATGGTTCATAACTCACCCGAGTATAAAGAACAAGTCTTTTTGGTTGATGACTTGGTTAGACAGGCAGGTAGAATCAATAATCTGCTTTCCGATCTCGCTCAACAAAATCCTTTCGACGGAGCCGTCCCTGATCTACCATTCAAGAAGACAGAAGAATGGGCAGAGCTTGCATTGAAGCAGGCGATTCACGAAGCTGTGCAGAACGGCAATACATCTATCATGTTTCCAAACCCTGCAAACGTGTCAGATATTGTTGGTATGCCGCAGAAAGCTGCTTCTTCTTTCTACGGATTCAACCCCAGCGTGAACGCTAAAGGCGTACCAGTACCGGGAATGCTGCAAAAGACTTTGCAGAACTATCTCAAGTCTGCTGGTGTTACTGATGCTGTTCCTGTTCCTGTTCCTGTTCCTTTGATTACTAATAAAGGCCCTGTCTATAAATCAGCTGAACAATATATTCTAGGCGGGCACTTCATAACATCAGCTGCTAGAGACGCAACAGAAGCATTCGGTAGAGGTAGTCTGAAAGCCAGACAATTCGTTGACGCTATGGACACAGCTGACAAAGAAATATTGATGAAAGGTTTTGATCCCGTTGTGATTAAAGATATTATAGAAAGAAACAAAGATCTTTTCTCAGAGTTTCTAGTCAAGAGAGTCAATACGACATCTTCAACTCCCGGATTCGACTGGGAGATTCCAGTGACAGATCAGATCAAAGAACTCGCAAAGTCTCAGCGCATGTGGGGAGCGGCGCCATTCGTCGGCCTGCCCGCTGTAATGAAAGCGATGGAAAAAGATAAGAAAAATAAGAAAGAAAAGAAATGATAGATCCCAAATCTAAACTCGCAAAGCTTATTCGTCGCATGAAGCGACTAAAGACAAGACCGCTTGTTTCTATAGAGTTCTTTAAGAAATGGAAACAAGTGCGTCTTGACTTATATAAGACTCCTGAGTATCAATCATTCTTAGTAGAGGTTCGCACGCGCGCCATGTTCTTTTGCGAGCGGCGCTGTGGAAAGAAAGGGCGGCACGTTCATCATAAAGTGCGTGTGTACGACAATCCCGATCTTGTTGTTTCTGCATCGAATGGCGAGTTCTTATGTATTGCATGTCATAACAAAGAACATCGCGATGAGAATAAGAAACGCAAAGCAGCATAATATCTTGCACCTGCCGCGACGCTGCGCGGAGCGCGAAGCGCGGAGCCAGCAGCGGAACGCGGCCCAGCACCGCCCCGAGCAAGAAGGTACGCCCTTGCACCTGATACGATCTCCGCCTCTTGATACGATCTTGCACCTGAACCCTGTGGAAAGCGAATGCCTCGTCAACTAGATCCAGATCCAGAAAACCTCGCATCGCTTCTTTCGTATCTCGAAACAGAGATTGCGAATCATCAAGCAGAGCGCGGAGAATTAGAAGATCGTTGGAAGCAAGAACAGTCGGACTTCTGGGCAGAGCCTTCTGCATTCCAACCAGAACTTCCCGTACATGGCTTTGCTTCTCTCGTCATTCCTCTCACCGCTATTGCTGTAGAAGCGATTCATGCACGCGACATGGGCCAAATGTTCGGCCTCAAGGAACTCGTAACAGTCGAAGTTGCAGATGAACATAATAACATTCGCAGCACGGCTGAGAAGTATTTCAATAACGAATTCCTCAACACGATGAACTTCCGCAAGACAATCGAATCGCCTCTTCTTCAGATGACGAAGCACGGCACCGCGATCGGTCTTGCAGGATACAAAGAAGTCAAGACGCAGTACGTTAAAGTAGCAGAAGATAAAGAAGTAAAGGTGCCTGTGTATCGAAAGAAAGGTGTGCATATCGAAGGCATTAGTGTAACAGATTTCGTCATGCCTTTCTATGCAACAGAGGTCGAAGACGCTCCGTGGGTTGGACATATCTTTCGCGTATCTGAATATACAGTAAAGCAGATGGTTGCTTGTTCTCTTCTGGCTGAAGATGCGTACATGTTGCTCTCTGGTTATTACACCACAGGAAGCACTGTCTCAGAGAATTATCATAGCGTACAGGAACAAACTGATACTGTTCCTACGTTTCCTCAAGAGATCGAACTATACCGATTGCTTCTTGATTTTGATGTCGATGGAGAAGACGAACTCTCTTCAATCGAAGTAGTCTATCATAGAGATTCTCGACAAATCATTTCGATGATCTATGCAGAGGACAGAGACTACGAGAAAGGCGTGTACTTCCCAATGGAGTATCGCTGGTACGGTTATGGCATTGCAAAGCAGAATAGAGAATTCCAAGAAGAAGTAACAGCACAGCATCGTCAGCGTCTCGACAACGCGACCATTGCAAACATGGCGATGTTCAAAGTTAAGAAGTCTGCTTCGTGGATCAAAGATGACGAGCCTATCTTCCCCGGTAAGAAATGGTTCGTTGAGAACATGGACGATATTGAGCCTATGTTCATCGGTGACGTTAAGGCGTCTGCATACAACAACGAGAATCAAGTCATTATCTATTCTCAGCAGCGCACTGGCGTCAACGAACTGACTCTCGGAATGCCTAACGTCGGCACGCCCGGCACGGCATCGGAGTCTCTCGCGCGTGTACAAGAATCCAATCGTAAGTTTGATTATACTTACAACAACAAGAAAGACTTCGCAAACCGTCTTATCTACCGTGCAGCACAGCACATCATTAAATACGGTACGACGCAGCGCGAAATCTTTGCTATCCTTCCCAACGGCGCGCAGTTAGAGACATTCCTAGCGCAAGGCGATCTGCTCAAGCACAAGCTTTTCTTCGACATTCAGCTCGCTGGTGCGAAGAACAACAAAGTGCTCGACCGCAATTCATATACGCAGCTTGCAGGAATGCAGACACAGTATTGGACACAATCAATAGCGCTCGCTCAAGCACTGAACGATCCCGGTATGGTTGAAGAAATGACAAAGATGGCGTTGCGTGCTGCTGAGCAAATCAATCTTGAGATCCTCCGATCTTTCGACATTCCTAATCCAGAAAAACTGGTCTTTAACTTCGATGCCTACAAGCCACAACAACCCGCGTTACCTAGTAACATACCCGAAGGACCTCCAGGATATGCTGATCCGTCTGCACAAAGACAGCCCGGAAGTACATTCAATTCAATTGTTACTCCAAACGTTGGAATTGAGAATGCTCAATTCGCTTCGTCTGGCGGCATTCCCCTCTCCGGCTTATCACTTGCAGGGTAAGCTGGATCTAATTCAGGAATTGCAAGCAACCCTAATCGAGGCACGTCATGTCAGTAACGAATGAATCAACAGAAGAAGTAACAACCGAAGAAAACGTTGTGGATCTTGACAATCAGGTTGACAATAGCGATACTTCAACTCAAGAGCCAGAGTCCCCTGCCGCAGCCGAACCCGACTGGCGAGCGTTCTATGCACAGTCTGTTCGTGAACGACAGAGCAACGAGACTGAACTTCAGAATCTCCGCAATCAACTTGCACAGCAGCCGAAAGCTCCGATGCAGCAAGAAGAAGATATTACAGATGCTGACATCGAACGCTACGGAACGACTGGCGTTATCAAGAAGATCGTCGGACAAACTCTCCGTGCAGAGCTTTCAAACTCCCTCGGAGACATCTCTGAAATCTCACGCGACTTCAAGCGCGGCAAGCAGCTCGATCAGTCTGAGAATTCTTTCTTCAATCAGTATCCGCATCTTCAACCATATCGCGAAGCTCTCGGCAGCACGATCCGCGGGCAATTGCAGAATGCACAGAACGTCGATCCGAATGCGTATCAAACGCAAGCCTTCGCAACTATCGGTTATTACACCGCCATGAACGCTGCAAACCAGCAGCAACAACAGCCAATGAATTCCGTGACTCCTCCTCGCCAAAACATTCCGCCAAATCGTACAGCGGGCACGCCTGCTCCTGCACGCAGCGCAGTCAAGCTTGCAGAGATCGAACGTGTAGGAATGCGTAAGATGGGAATGGACCCGAACAAGAAGGAAGATGTAGACGAGTTCTTGGCTATGGTGAATAACGATGGAGGAATTACGGTATGAAGACCGATACAGTTCCGCCAACAACGAACGCTCCTTCACAGGAAGAAGTTCTCAAGTACAAGCGGCGTCTGTTTGAAACAGCAAGTCGTTCTTATCTGAACGATCAGTTGACTGTTCAGCTTCCGCCAGAACTGCACGGAGAGTGGCTCGGTATTGATGACTTCTCTCAATACCATGCGTCGATCAAAGGCTTTGTGGACGGTACAGAATATATCACTGAACAGAACAAACTCTTTCAGCGACCTGACGGTTCTACGCTTGGCGATGTAAAGTTTATGATTATACCTAAGTGGAAGTATGATGCACAGCGCGAACTTGCTGCAATGGAATCCGCAGCAAAGGCAGGTTTGCAAGGCAAAGATGAAGTAGATTCAATGTATTCTAAGTATTCAGAATCTCTCGGACTTGAACGCCTTGCAGAGAAGACCACTACGAAGGTTATCGAAACAACGAATCCTTCACTTTAACAATCTTTTGGAGTTTCAATGCCAATTGCTCTTCCTTTCCGTCCATCCTCGCGGGAAGGCGCAGGGCAGGGAGTTATGTTTCCTGTTCGGCACTTTCCTGTTTTGGGTGGTGAATCTTTCATCCTCGGCGCGCCAATGACTCGTAATGGCGTCAACGTAGATGAGATTGATACAAACGATGTAGCACTGGTTCTCGGTGTTGCGGGCGCTGCAAACGAATCTGCATTCGGCTTCGGCAATGCAGACACTGTTTCACATGTAACTGGCCGCGAGAATACGATTCCTGTATTCCTCGCTGACCGCAATCAGATCTTCGAGGGCCAGCTTTCCAACGGAACTGCTAACCTCGTTGTTCCTGACGCTGCAAATGTTGGTGTTTCTTACGGTGTTGTTCGCCATGCTGACGGCACATGGACTGTGGACGAAGCAGATACAACTAACAATGTCGTCGCAGTTGTTGCTTTCGTCACGCAGGGACCTGAGTGCTCTGATCCATTCGGACAAGTATTCTTCCGTTTCCTTGCTTCTACTCTTGCTACCTAAGGAATACCTTCCATGACCATGATTCAGCAACATCGTGTTCTTGCGCGTCCCGGATTGATTCGGGATTTCAAGGACACGTATCAGAAGTGGGAACCGATTTACTCACAGTATCTCAAAGTCGGTACGCACGACAAGCCAGAGATTTCTGGTATCACTATCGCTGGTCCGAATCGTCTGTATCAGACTGGCCGTGAGCTTGAGCCTGTGCGTTATATGGAAGTCGTAACTGGTCCGAAAGTTATGGCTGTCGATAAGACGTACAAAGGTGGTTATCTTCTGTCGAAGGAATCCATTGACGATGACGGCTACGGCAAGCTGAATCAAGGCGCAAAGTGGCTGGCCGAAGCGGCCATGTACACGCAGGAATATGCGTCTGTTGCTTTCGTTGACGATGCGTTCACTGGCGGCACGTTCAAAGGCATGGACAATCTTGCACTGATGAGCACTGCACACACGTTGCTGAATAGCACTGCAACCGTTGCAAACGTCACTGGTACACCAATGTCTCTGTCTGTTGCTTCGATCACTGCACAGCTCGACCTTGGCCGCAAGATCAAGAACGAGAACGGCGATCCGATGGTTCTTTCGTATGACACGGTTATGATCGGCAACGATCAAGGCCAAGTCAACAAGCTCTATCAGATTCTTGAATCGACGCTTGAGCCATTCACGGCGAACAATCAGGACAACCCCATCCGTCGTAACTTCAAGCCGACGAAGGTTATCATCAATCCGTACATGACGAACACGTACCACACGTTCATGATCGACTCAAAGTTGAACGATGCTGCGTTCCTGTTCCGTGAGAAAGTCACCATGTCCGATTGGTATGATACTGAAGTCGATGCTTCGAAGATCCGCGCGCGTGGCCGTTGGATCATCTGGTTCCGCGATTGGCGTGCATGGGTTGGCTCTAATCCGAGTGCATAATCATGAGTAATGCAACGGGATTCTCTTTCCTAAACCTCCGGGGAATTACCGATGAGAATGAAGCAAATGCTGTTGGAGGCATCGTACATCTATTCACTGCCGCAGCTACTCTTCTTGTCGGTGACGCTGTTTTTCTTTCCGGTGTCGGCGCTGTTAATAAGTCCGCTACTGCTGCTAATTATGTTGGCTTCGTAGGTTTCGTAATTGCAGGCGATGCAAACGCTCGCAAGCTTGATGATGCTGTCGGAGTCACAGCTGCAACAGTTAACCAGAAAGTTCTCGTACAGATCTCTGGTGTTGCACGTGCAATCGTTGGTGCGACTGGTTTCGTAGCAGGAACGAACTTCAACGCTGTTCCTTCTGCTGCAACCGCCGGTCGTGTTATCCCCGGAACAACTGCGGCTCAGCGTCTCGGTGTTGTTGTCTCAACGCAAGCAACCGCTGGTAGCAGTGTTCATGTTCTCATCAAACAATTCTAATCTCTCTTAAAATGCGCTTTCCCCTAATCGTATCAACGCGCCCTTTGAAAGATGTCCGTTACCCTTCTGTAACGCTTCGTCCCGGAACCTGGCTTGTGCAATCAAATCATACTGATTCACAGCTCGCATTAACACATAACCCGGACTCCGCGTTGCAGGAGGGAATGGAATTCATTCTCACAGAAGTAACAGACACAGCACTTTTCTGTAAGCAAAGCGGAACTGAATCCTCTATCACGGTTTACTTATGTCTCTGTCGCTGACGCTCTTGCGTGCTGATCTTCGAACACATCTAGGAATGGACATAACTGACCTTCCCGATGCCGACGCAGACCGCTTGTTGAATAGAACATGGTGGGCGCTTTCTTCTCAGCTGCGTTTCGATGAGAAGGATGGCGTGTTCGACTTCATTACTACCGCTGGAACGGTCTCGTATAATACGCCCACTGACTACGAAGCAGTACAAAAAGTCATTCTCGAAAGCTCCGATGAATGGCACCCTCTTGTTAAGATTGCAGATTGGAATATGTTCTCCCTCTCTGCGAATCTCGAAGACAAGGATGTTCCAACGCATTACTCCATTCGAGATTCAAACTTGATTCTTCACCCAACGCCGGACAAAGTATATAACGTTGCAGTGAAGTATCTGAAGACGCTAGATGACATACAAAGCTCCGGTCCTGAAGCCCCTCAAGAATGGCACGAAGTTGTTCTTTGGGGAGGAATCAGCCGGGGCTTTTTTGCGCGTGGTGATTGGAACAGAGGAATGGCAGCACAGAATCAACAAGCTATCTATCTTCAAGCTATCGACACAAAGGAAGATCGCAGTCAGGAAGATAGAGTATATAGCGGAATGAAAGTCCTTCGTCGGAGATACCCATAATGTCTTACATTCATACAGCTGGCGTTAATCCTGCTGTACCAGCAGACGGCGATCCTGCAAATGTCGATGACGATATGCGGGCGATTAAGCTTGCATACAACGAACGCTTCGATGATTTCTTCGGAACTAACTGGGCCACTGACGATCCCATTGCACCGACGAAGATTGGCAGCAAAGTAACAATTTCTTCCGGCCAGATCTTTACAAGCATCTTTGATGCAGGACTTGGCGGAACTTCGAAGACTATCAATTGGAATGACGGAGATCAACAGCGGGTGACTCTCAATGTTTCCTCTTGTGTGCTTGGCTTCTCCAATCTCCGCGTCGGCGCTTCGTACTTCTTGTATATCAATCACTCTGGCGCAAGAACAGCAGCGTTTCCGGGAAATGTTTACAAGAGCGGCGGAACGGCATTTGGAAACCTGCTAAGCACAGGAAATTCTATCGTCTCGCTGACAGTTTATAATTCTGGACTCATGGTCGGTAGCATTCTTGCAACCGGTCTTCCATAATGGCCCTATTCAAACGTCCTTTCAGAGCGGCAGAAGCGCTTTCAACAGTCGGTCTTGAGATAAATCAGCAACTTGGTATCCTCGGAGCAAATCTGTTCTTCGCTGGAGGAAGCAATCCCACATATGCTAGTTTGGCCGCGACGCTTAACACTTCTACGAACGGCATTGACTACACATCCGTAACAAGTTTCCTCATCAATGTAAATGGCTTCTTCATGGTGCCGCTTCATACTGTCGGTGTGCTTGGTAACTTCTACAGACTTACTATTACTGGCGGGCCTGAGCCAGTTATTACGCAACCTATTCAGTATGAGTTTAGAAACATGACGGGTGGAGTATCTCGTCAGGATTCTCAAGGAGCTGTCTCTACTACAGTAGTCGTTCCTGCTACAGCCAATCGTGCTTACGTAACAATGATCGGCGCGGGCAATGCAGCGTCACTCATACTTGGTGAAGCAAAGACCGGCGCTGTTGTACAAGGCTTCGTCACTGTCACCGCAGGAAATACTCTATACTATAGAACAGGTGCAGCAGCCAGCGAAACATCAACACGCATTGCACTGACAAGTATTTCCAACATGACGAACTTCGTTGAAGCCGGTGCGGCTATTATATCTGCTGTCGGTATTGCAGCGGAAGCCGGTTCTTTCGGTTTGCCTGCTTACTTTGAGAATGGCATGTCTAGCTCTCCGCCAATCGACGGACTTCAGAATCTTTCTACTATAGTACCGATTGAATTTGCTGGCTATTCCGGCAATGGTGGATACATCTCGGTCTACTTCCAGCAGGTCTTTGTTCCATGAGTTTCAAGAAAGAAGCCACTGAGTTTGTTCTCATTCCCGGCACAACTGAGTTCACTTCTCAAGTAACTTTCCAAGAGTTACCAGAACAAGCTGTCGATCAATCACGCGGCAACGTAACTCCTTCTGTGCTCAACAAGACGAGACTGATCTTCTTGAATCCAGACGTAGTCATAGTGACGAACATTCTTGATGCACAAGAAGGACAAGTAATCTATCTTCTCGGTGATGGCTTCACAACAATAGCA